CTGTTCTTCTGGAAAGACTATTACCTCTTGAAAACGTCTATATTCATAACAACTATATTAGAATTTGATTAATTTTTCAAAATACGAGAATAACGTAATATATATAGAAGAAAAACTTCAATCCTCGAATATCCGAGGGTATTTTTATTTAAGGAGCAAAGCACGCATGACCTTACAAGAAATCGAGATACGCAAAGCGCAAATCCTAAAAGAGATCGAAGACGCAGACCTCGCTCGACTTGAAGCACTTAATAAAGAGATGGATGAACTTAATGCTTCCCTCGAGGAGATTCGTAAATCGGACGAACAGGATGCTGCCGAGAAGCGAAAGGCTATCGCCGCTAAGATTAACGCGGGAGAGATTGACTCGTCTCCCATCGAGCCGGAAACCAATAAGAAAGATATCGTAGAGACAAGAAAGGACAACCACGACATGAAGAATCAGCTTGACACGATCGAATACCGTAACGCATTTATGGAATTTGCAAAGACAGGACAGATGAACGAGGAATTCCGCGCCGTTGCTATGACTTCTGCGAATAGTGCGGTTATCCCCGTTACGGTGCTCAATCAGATTGTAGAGAAGCTCGAATCCTACGGGAACATCCTGCCTCTCGTTACTAAGACGAGCTATCCTGCTGGCGTAGCTATCCCGACATCGGAGCTTGCTTCTCCTGCTGTCTGGACGACGGAAAATGACCTCGCATCGACAGGAGTCGCAGTAGAAGGCAAGGTTACGGGATCGGTAACATTCGCGGCATATCCTCTCGTCAAGGCGATCGGTCTATCCTTCCTCGCACGGGTTCAGACGCTCTCGGCATTCGAGGCAGCAATCGCGAACAACGTCTCGGCGGCTATGGCTAAAGCGATGGAAGCGGCTATTATTAGCGGTACGGGATCGGGGCAGCCGAAAGGCATCCTCAAGGAGACGGGCGTTAAGACGGTCGAGCTATCGAAGGCTCTCGCATACGACGACATTATCAAGATCAAGAAGGCTATCCCGTCGGCATATCGTACGGGCGCGGTCATCGTCATGAATGAAGCGACGTTCTACTCTTTCCTCGCGATCACGGACAAGCAGGGACAGCCCGTAGCTAGAATGAATCAGGGTATCGACGGCAATCCGAACTATGAAATCTTCGGTACGCGCGTTATCGTGACCGACTGGATGAAGGACTACGACGCAGCGGGCAAGGGCGAGACGGTCGCCTTCGTCGTGCAGCTTGACAAGTATGTCATGAATACGGCGTATGACGTCGACCTTGTGACCTATATCGACAATGCGACAAGAAACAAGGTATATCAGTCCGTCGCAGCAGTAGACGGTAAGCTCGTAGACAAGAACGGACTTGTTTTCATCAATAAGAGCAACGCTTAACACATAAAGAACGGAGGAGGGCGCTCGGCTCTCCTCTTTTTCTTGCGATTAGAAAGGACGGAATATGCTCGAAGCAGTCAAAAGCTATCTGCGTATCGACTCTGACCTAACGGATGACGACGCTATCCTTACGCAGCTCATCGAGGCGGCGAAGAGATATATCGCCCGATCGACAGGCAAGAAGTACGTTGCAGACGATCCTCTTATGACGACTCTCGTATGCCTTCTCGTATCTCACTGGCACACGAATAGAAACGCGATGAACGGAAAAAGCAATTCGGCAGAATATCCTCATTCTATTACGGCTCTTCTTCAGCATATCGAGATATCGCCCGCCTACGAGGACGATAAAGCATGATATACGACGCAGGACAACTCAATAAAAAGATAAATGTTATCGGGCGCGTCACGAAAGAGATCAACGGATTCGATAAAACAGTCACGGAAACAAAGTATAAAAACATATCGGCATCTATCAGACCTTCGCGCGGACGTGAGTACTACGAAGCAAAACAGGTTAATAACGCCGAGAATATCCTGATTACTATTCGTTATCGTCCGAATATAGCTCAGTCTGACATCGTGGAATACAAAACGCACGCCTACGAAATACAGAGCGTCGTAAATCCCGACATGGCAAACGAAAGCCTCGAACTATACTGTATCGAGAAGATTCGCGGCAATAAACCGTCCAAGCCTAAGAACGGATGGGACGAATGAGCGCAGATCTACACTTCGAGAATCTGGATGAATTCCGCGATAAGCTGAATAGCGTAGTAGAAGAGTACACGGAGACAGCTGAGAAGCACTTAAAACGCGCCGGGAATAAACTCAAGAAGTTAGCGGCAGACAATACGCCCGTAAGCGGGAAGTCGGCGAAACCTCTAGCTAAATCATGGAAGGGCAAAGTTACGGGGTTATCAAACGACGAGATCCAATACGAGCTGCGGAATACGTCGAAAGTATATCATCTAGTCGAGCGCGGTCATGCGATGGTAGACCATAAGGGAAACGTAAAGGGATTCGTACAAGGGAAGCACTTCTTCGATAAGACGATGCAGGAATTCGAGAACTCGAATATTATGCAGACAGAATTAGAAAAATTATTTAAGGACATTAAAAAGAAGATCGGGTGATTTACGGATGCTGCAAAGCGTAGATATTCTAAAGCAAGTACGCAATAAACTAAAGTCCGTATACGCCTATACGGTATATCTCGACGACTCAAAAGAAAATTGTAGTTCGCCGTGTTTCTTTTTACAAATGAATATAAATCGAAAACAGGCAGGAAGACATAAGTTTTTCTGTAACGGAAACCTTTATATAACGTACTTCGCTACGAAGGGAACGACGGATGCCGTAGAGTTTTACGAAATCAAGGATAAAATCGCGGCTCTATTTCATACGGGATTCGAGGTTAAAGACAGATACATCAAGATAAATAACATCTCCGCTTCTACGGACGGAGAAGATGCAGACATCATTTACTTTACGCTGAAATTCGAGTTTTTCGATACGCTCGGCGAAGAGGAAGAAACGACGATTAAGATTATGAATATCAAACAGGAGGCTAAAATATAATGGCTCTTAAGATGCCTAACGTATTTATCTCTTTCAAGGAAAAAGGTATTACGGCAATTCAGCGTTCACAGCGCGGAACTATCGCTATGGTTTTCCCCGTAGCGAATCCGTCGGACAACGTAACGCATATTTATAGCGTGGACGATATCCCGGAATCGTGGACAAAGTACAAGAAAGAGCAGATCGAGCTCGCGCTGAAAGGCTATCAGACATCGCCGCGTAAGGTCATCGTCATGGATTGCCAAGGCGAGGTTACGACTACCGTCCCGAAACAGGGCGGGCAAGGCACGGAAGAGAAGACCGTAGACGCCGACTTTACGAAAGTGCTCAAGCGGCTCGAGAAGACTTACTTTAACTGGCTCGTTATCCCGGGCATCAAAGATAAGTATACGGAGACTATCGCGACATGGATCAAGGGAATGCGTACGACGAAAGATACTAAGGTCTGCGCCGTGCTTCCGAACTGTAACGCCGATAACGAAGGAATCGTAAACTTTACCAATAAGACGATCAAGACCAAGGCAAAGACATTCAGCCCGGAGGACTACTGCTCGCGTGTCGCGGGTATCATCTGCGGAACGCCCGCGATCATCTCATGCACATACGCGCCGCTTCCGGAGCTTATCGAGGTCGAACAGTACACCGACGAAGAGATGGATCAGAAGATCGGCAAGGGCGAATTCTTCTTCTTCGACGACGGCGAGAAGATTAAAGTCGCGAGGGGCATTAACTCATTCGTTACGACGATGCAGGGCAAAGGCGAGAGCTTCAAAAAGATCAAACTCATCGACCTTATGGACATGATTCATTATGACATCAAGAAGACCTCTCACGACTCCTATATCGGCAAATATGCGAACAGCTACGATAACCGCTGCTTGCTTATCACGGCAATTAACGGTTATCTGCATACGCTCGAGACGGAAGGACTTCTCGAGAAGGGGCAAAATAACTGCTATATCGACGAGACATCCGTTAAGAACTGGCGCGAATCCAACGGTAAGAACACACGCGAGGAACTCGAGAATATGAGCTCGCAGCAGATTAAAGAGCTCAATATCCACGATAACGCATTTCTCGCGGCAGACCTCTCGCCGCTCGATGCGCTCGAGAATATTACGCTCAAGTGTACGGTAGAATAAAGGGAATGATGGACGAATGAAGGAAATGCAGTCTAAGCAGGTCGTCTATGGAACGTACGGGAGTATGTGGATCGACGGCTACGAAGTCGCGGAAATTCAGGAACTCAAGGCGACTCTCTCAGCGGATAAGGTAGAAGTCAAGATTGCTCGCAAGATGAGCAAGGGTTATAAAGTTACGGGCTACACGGGCAAAGGCTCTTTCAAAGTGCATAAAGTATCTTCGTATTTTATTAAGAAGCTCGCCCCATCCATCAAGGAAGGTCGGCAGGTCTTATGTACGATTATCTCGAAGGTCGACGATCCCGATGCGCTCGGCGTTGAGCGTGTCGCTCTCTATAATTGTCTCATCGATTCGGTAGACCTCGTAAACTGGTCGGTCGGCAAGATCGGAGAGGAGAGCTATAACTTCTCATTCGAGGACTTCGATATGCTCGACTCTATCGACGGGTAATCATGAAGATGGATGTCGTAGCGTGCAGCAAAGATGATGAATGGTATACGCCCGCCTACGCTATAACCCCGATTCTAAAGTACGTCGCAGATAAAAAAGTAATCTGGACGCCGTTCGACACGGAAAAATCTCTATTCGTTAAGATGCTGCGAGACAAAGGACATAGGGTTATACATACGCACATACAAGACGGAGAAGACTTTTTTACGATGGAAGTACCGGAATGCGATGCAATCGTCTCGAATCCTCCGTATTCCAAGAAGACGGAAATACTAGAGCGCCTTTACGAGATAAATAAGCCCTTCGCTATGCTTATCAGCGTACCGGGGCTATTTGAATCTCAAAGGCGCTTTACATTGTTCCGTGATAATCCATTCGAGATTATGTATATGAATAAACGCGTATCATACTTCAAGAGTTATGACGATGAGAAGCCATCGCTTAACCCGCCGTTTTCAAGCGTGTATGTATGTCGCGATATACTACCGAAGCAAATAGTATTTGAAGAAATAGATAAAAAGGAGAGCAAACATAAATGAACGCACTGGAACGACTTCTTAAAGCCGATGCCGCAAAGATGACCGAAAAGCCGAAGAAAGAAATCGAGATTACGAGACTATCGAAGATCCTCGGCGAAAAATTTACCCTTACGGTACAGGCACTAGATACGGAACTACTCGCCGAAATCACGGAGAATCATACGGAATACACTAAGAGCGGCAAAGTCAAGAAGTCTAACAACTATAAGATCGGGCTCGATATGGTCGTAAACGCCGTCGTCGAGCCGGACTTCCGCGACGACCGCCTACTCAAGCATTATTCGGCAGCAACCCCGAATGACCTCGTAGCGAAGCTCTTTCTCGCAGGCGAAATTGGAAAAATTGCAGAAGTCGTTACAGAGCTATGCGGAGTTGAGAAGACGCAGACGGAGATCGACGAAGAAGTAAAAAACTAATCGAAACAGACGGCGAAGTAAACCTTCAGTATTATCTATTCCGTTTTCATCATATACGCCCGATCGAGTTTTTGAGCATGGGAAAGAACGAAAAGAGAATACTATACGCTATGATTCGCTACGAGATCGAACAAAGAGTAAAAGAAGCTACGCCGCCTGACGAATGGGAAGAATGAACATGAGAAGCATATAGTTATTTCATTTTAGCTATATGCTTCTTTTTTTGTATAAAAAAGTAGGTGAAGTATATGCAAATAATCGACGCAGTTCTTAGGCTTCGTGACCAATTCACGAATACGATTCAAAATGCAACAAACGCGATAGATGAACATCGTTCACAGCAATTAAGAACAGCGAGAAGTATACAGGAGACAGGGCGAAATATAAGTGCAATCGGCGCAAAATTTGCGGCATTATCCGCTCCGATTCTTGCGGCGGCGGCGGCAGGTGCAAAACTGAATTCAGAATTTACCGTTGGACTTGCTAAAGTTAGTACATTAGTAGATACTACTACGGTTGATATGAAAAAAATGCGTAGTGAACTAATTGCATTATCAAACGAAACAGGCGTATCAGTCACGGAACTGACCGAGGGAACTTATCAGGCGATATCGGCTTCCGTGGACGCAAGCAAAGCCGTTGACTTCATGCGCGTATCGGCATTAGGTGCAAAAGCAGGCTTCACGAACATGACTACGGCAACCGATGCACTAACAACGATTATAAATGCTTACGGTATGGAAACAGAACGCGCAAATGACATGATGGATAGGCTTATTATCACTCAAAATCTAGGTAAAACAACCGTTGATGAGATAGGTAAATCTATCGGTCAAGTCATACCAACAGCCGCTTCAGCAGGTATGTCCATTGATGAACTGTTAGCCTCCGTCGCGTCACTAACCGCAAATGGTATGCAGACATCCGATTCTATGACGGGACTCAAGGCGGCATTGTCGAATATTATCAAGCCTAGTAAAGAAGCATTCGAGACAGCAGAAAAACTAGGATTACAGTTTAATCAGTCACATCTTGAAGCAGTAGGGTGGGCGCAGTTCCTTGAAGAAGTAAAAATAGCAACTGGCGGCAACGTTGAAACAATGGGTAAATTATTCGGTTCAACAAAAGCATTAAATACAGTTCTTTCACTTACTGGGAATGGCGCTAACAAATTTGCAGATGCGCTAGATGGTATGGCGAATAGTACAGGCGCAACCGATGAAGCAATATCTAAACTTGACGCGACTCCCGCCGCTCAGTTAGCAAAAGCGACAAATCAACTAAAAAATGCCGCGATGGAACTAGCGCAAGGATTAACGCCGTTACTAAGCAGAACATCACGAATGACTAAAGCGTTCGCCGAATGGTTAAATGGTTTATCACCACTACAAAAAGAATTATTATTCGGATTAGGTCAATTTATTGTCATTGGTGGCTTCGCACTGACAGTTATCGGAAAAGGAATAACTTTATTCGGCGGTTGGTATGGAACGATTATCAAGGCTTCCTCGGCAATCAGTAGAGCAGGTTCGGTAACAGGTGCGTTAGCTGCTAAATTTCCTGCTATATCTTCAGCAGTAACGAAAGTAATTAGTGTATTCGGCAGATTAAAAAATATACTAGCTATGTTGCGCGGTAATTTTGTAAACGCTTTTATGACAATCGGAAAAGCAATTTTAGGTTTACGAAATCCGTTACAAGCAATTCGTTTACTATTTGCAACAAATCCAATAGGTTTAGCACTTCTCGCGCTAGCAATAATCATTCCATTTGTCATAGCACATTGGAATGATTTTAAGCAAGTCACACTTGTTGTATGGAATCATGTCAAAAATACGGTCATGGATGCAGTCGAAAAAATAAAAGCGAAAGTACAGCCGATAATGGAAAAGTTAGAGCAGGTAGGCGAAAAATTTCAAGCCGCATGGAACAAGATAATGACAGCATTCGGGCAAGATACCACCGAATCATGCTCGATTGTATCGCAAGTTCTGAATATGCTCGGCGCTGTGTTTATATCGACATTCGATGCGGCGATTACAGCTATAACGCTATTTATAACCATTCTTGCGGATGTGATCGTAACTGTATTAAACATTCTGGGAGACTTGATAGATTTCGTCGGTAACGTGTTCGCGGGGAATTGGGAAGCGGCATGGCTCAACATCGCGGACATCTTTACGCATATATTTGACGGCATCAAGGCAGTATTTACCGATGTCATAGACTTCCTCTCAAGTGGATTGGACTCTATTCTTGAAAAAGCAGGGCTTGCACAATCTGCCTCGGCAAACGCCAAAAGCGGCGGCGAAATTCCACAACACGCCGTAGGTACACAATGGTTCAGCGGCGGTAAAACGTGGATTCATGAGAAGGGCGCGGAGATCGTCGACCTTCCGACGGGGACTCGTATCATACCGCACGACGAATCTCTCAAGCAGCAGTACCGCAAAGGACTAGAAAAAGGCAGGGCGCAGCAGC